CGGGGTCGAACTAGGAGTATTGGCTATGTCCAACACCATTACCGCCATCATGCCGAAAATCCTTGCGCGCGGCCTTCTGGCCCTTCGCGAGCGCGTTGTCATGCCGCGCCTCGTCAACGGCGATTACTCCGCCGAGGCGGCGCAGAAAGGCGCGACCATCGACGTCCCGTACAGCCAGTCCAAGACGGCCAAGGACGTCACGCCGAGCAACACGGATCCGGCCGCGGACAATTCCGAGCCGAAGTTCGTGCAGATCACGCTCGACCACTGGAAGCACTCCGACTTCCATCTGACCGACAAGGAAATGGCCCAGATCGACGCCAACGAGCACTTCATCCCGCTCGAAATGCAGGAATCGATCAACGCGCTGGCCACCTTCGTCAACGCCACCATCCTCGCCGAGTACAAGGGCGTCTACGGCTACGCCGGTACCGCCGGCACCACGCCGTTCGGCGGCTCCGGTGACGCGGCTGGCGTCAAGGGTGCGACCCTGGCTCGGAAAGTTCTGAACGAGCAGAAAGCGCCGCTTGCCTCCCGGTTCGGCGTTCTCGACTTCACGGCGGAAGCTGAAGCCCTTGGCCTGTCTGCCTTCTCCGACGCCGAGAAGATCGGTTCCAACGGGGTCAAGATCGAGGGTGAAATCGGTCGGAAGTACGGCATCCAGTGGACGGCCGACGACCAGGTCCCGACGCACGTCGCCGGTACCATCACGACCGGCCTCGTGGCCAAGGCCGCGACTGCCCAGGCAGTCGGCCTCAAGGCGATCGTCTGCACCACCGCGGCTTCCACCGGCGCCTGTGCGCTGAAGGAAGGCGACATCGTCACTTTTGCCGGCGACAGCCAGACCTACGTGCTGACTGCCGACGCGACGCAGGCCTCCGCGGCGACCGATGTCACGTTGAACATCGAGCCGGGCCTGAAGATCGCGCTTGCCGGCGGTGAGGACGTCTCCGTCAAGGGCGATCACGTCGTCAACATCGTGGCACACCGGGACGCCTTCGCTTTCGCGCAGCGCCCGTTGCTCACGGAATCCGACGGACTCGGCTCCCGGATCATGACCATGACCGATCCGATGACCGGCATCTCGCTCCGGCTGGAAGTCACCCGTCAGTACAAGCAGACTGTGTGGGATCTCGACATCCTGTTCGGCGCAAAACTGGTTCGTCGCGAGTTGGCCACCCGCCTCGCCGGGTAGGTCTATCCGTCCTCGCGACGTTGCATGGGGAGGCGGCGTCAAAACCGCCTCCCTTTTCTCTTCCAACTGCAACATAAGGGAACAGGATTATGCGTCTCCCCACCTATCGACTTCGTCATCGGAAGACGAAGGAAATCCGTGTCGTCAATCAGACCGACTATCAGGCCAACCTGTCGAAGTTCTCCGATTACGAACGGATCGGCGAAACACGCGGCGAAGGCAACGAGATGATCGAAGTTTCGGGCGTCTCGACCGAACCGCCGGCCGGCGGCGAAGTGTTGGCGAACCTTGCGACCTTCGTGACGAAGGCCAAACAGGACAACGACCTCGACGACGACGGTTGGGCTGCGCTCACCCAGGGCGAACGCGACGCCCTTATCCTGAAGGCCATGCAGCCCCAGACGACCGATGGCGCCCCGTCGCCGACGCCCACCACCGAAGAGCAACCGGCGCCCTCGTCGACCGAAACCGGAAACGCCGGTGAAGGCGATGACGGAAAGGCCGATGCTGACACGACCGACATCCGCGCCAAGATCGACGCGGAATGCGAGGACAAACGCGCGATCGAGGCCCGCATCCTTGAGGACTTCAAGGAAGACACCGACCTTCGCGTCTACAACACGCGCGACAAGCTGCTTGATCGCTACGTCGAACTGCACACCGCGGCGGCCGCCAAGGCGGCTGAAGCCGGTCAGCAGACCGCGTAAACGGCCGACTTACGCTCGCATCGGCGATGAGAGCCCTGCCGCCAATTGAGAACGCTAGGAACCTCGGCTGGGGGGTTTATTCAATGGCACTTCTTCACTGGTTGGTGGCACGGCTCTCTTCGCTCTTCTGGCGGACGGAGACCGCGCCGGCCCATATCGTCAGCGGAATGGCCTTGTGCGGATGGTCCTTCATCCTCAGCACGAACAAGGTCTTCGACGCGAGCAACCTCTATGACTACCTCAGCGACATCGCCGCGGAACCATTCTGGGCGTTCCTCACACTTATTCTCGGCGTCGTGCAGGTCGTCGAACCGTTCCTACCCAGGCAATCAACCACCCACTGGGCCCGTATAGCGTTTTGGGTGTTCCCGGCGGCCTTCTGGCTCTACATCACAGCCATCGCCGTCCTGGCCGTCCCGACAACGACGATCGCCGCCTCTTCGGCTGTTTTCGCCGTCGCTTGCATTTGGGGCTTCGTGCGCGAGGTTGATATCAAGTGCCGGTAGATCAACTAACCCCCGAAAACACGACATTCGGCGGTTTGGTCGTCCTGGTTCTCTACTACCTTTGGCGGCGCATAAAGTCCGATACCTACGCTGATCGAACGGCAGATCGCGAAGGCTCCTTTCGAGACGACGTCATCGCCATGAACAAGACGCTCAACGAGCGCTGCGACCAGTTCGCCCATGAGCGCAATGTCGCCCTGGCGAAAGTCGCCGAATTGAACACGAAGATCGCCATCATGCAGCGTGATCTGGATCGCGCCCGGGCCGGCTGCAACAACCCGGCCACATGCGGCTTCGCCGAATAGGAGACACCGCCCATGTTCGCTGTCGAAGACGGTACCGGCGTTGCTGGTGCCAATTCATACGTGTCGCTTGCCGACGCGGACACATACTTCGCTGACCGGTCGAACTCGACGTGGGCAGCTCTTGACAACACCGTGAAACAGAAAGGCCTCCTGGACGCCACCGAGTACGTTGGGAGCCTCTACCGCGGTTCTTGGCTCGGCAGCCTCTATTCGACTGAGCAAGGCTTGGATTGGCCGCGTGTCGGCGCCTACGACCCGGAAGGTCGACCGCTTGATGGCGTACCGAAGGATCTACAAGCCGCGATCTGCCGCTTGGCGCTCGAATCAGCGACGAATGGCGATCTGGTCACGTCCCAGGACCGTGGCGGCCAGGTCAAACGGGAGAAGATCGGCCCGATCGAAACGGAATACGCCGATGGCGCACCGGCTGGTCGGACCTTCCCGTATCTCGACGATCTCCTGAGCAGCCTCGTCACCGGCAACCGCCGCGGCATGGTCGTGACGCTTCAGCGGCGATGAACAAAGCTCAAATCGCGGCGAAGGTCGAAGCAGCCTTCAACAAGCTGGGCGATCTTGCCTACAACGCGACGCTGACCAAGAAGACGCAGGGAACCTATAATCCCGGCGTCCTGGCGGCTTCGCAGACCGAAACGACATCGACCGGAAAACTCCTGTTCGACGAGGCCAGGATCAAACAGGCGGACTATCTCGCCGGCGCCAACATCAAACCGAGCGACGAAGTAGCTTTTCTGCAAGGCGTGTCTTTCGCGCCGGAGAAAGGTCACACGATCGACATCACTGGCATCGGCACCAAGGACATCATCTGGGCGAACGATTTGATGCGCTTGGGGGCGCTTTTCGTGGTCGTCCTGCGATGACTGGCCGGTTCGAAACCAGACTGAGGATATTCGCCGACAAGGCAATGGCGAACGTCGATCTCGTTTTTCGGAAGGCGACGTTCGAAATCTATTCCCGCGTCATCATGCGGACACCGGTCGATACCGGTCGGGCGCGCGGCAACTGGCAGACAGCCGCCGACGCCTACCCGACGGGCGTCACGCTCACGGACGACAAAGGAAGCGTCAACCAATCGGGCCGCGGCAACAGCGTCGCAAAAAGCGCAATGGAGTCGACCGTCCTGTCTGGCCCGTATCAGCGGAAATTCGTTCTGCTCAACAACGTCCCGTACATCGGCGTTCTCGAGTACGGGCGCGAAAGTGGTGCCCCCGGCAGCATGCAGGCGCCGGCCGGCATGGTCCGCGTCACGATCGCGGAATTTCAGGCCCTCGTCGAGAAAGCGGGCGGCGAAGTGATCCGGAACAACTAACCCTGCCCTGAAGGAGACCTCTCATGGGTGACATCGTCTTCAACATCGCGAAAGGCCGTGTGAACGAGCTTTTCAACCGGGTGAAAACCAACGACCCGGCCAACAGCGCCATCGTCATGGTCATTCTCAAAACGACCGCGACCGACGCGACTCTGAAGGACTTCGATACCCTGGCCGCCATTCTGGCCGGTACCAGCGTCGAGGCCGACTTCACGAACTATGCGCGCCAGGTCCTCACGGACGCCGATCTCGCCGCACTGTCGCCCGATGACGGGGCCGATAGCATG